TCAGAACTATCAAAATTAATAAAACAGGGATTTCTAAATAATAAAGAGAAATCCGACCCTGCTAAATAATTGTGAAGAAATGTAAAGTTGGCTACTATTATTGTTACACTGATAAAAAGTGTAAGAAGATTCCTGTGGGATATCGCAGAGGATTAGGTGGCTATCTTCGCAAAGAAACCGAAGAAGAAAAAAAGAATGGAAACGGGAACGGTAATGGAAACGGCTCAAATGGCAATGGGCATTCTAGCAGTAACGGTGGCGGGAACGGCCACTCTAATGGGAGTGGTAATGGTGGTGCTGCGGGTAATGGGGGAGGAATGAGCGAAGCATATGATACTAAAAAAATTAAAAAGATCGTAAAGCAATTAAGAAAGTCAACTAAAACTCATAAAAAACAGGCAGATTATCTTGAAAAGGTAAGCGAAGAAAGTAATCCAAGAATACCTAGAAAAAAAGGTCAACCTGCAAACTCTAAAAAACACTCTGATTTATACACTGATGAAAATCCTAAAGGAACTATTCATGGACTTGGTTTCAAGGACGTTGCTAAAGCAAAAGCGTCTGTCACAAAGATCAGGAATTCTTCTCGATCTCATGCTCATAAAATTCAAGCGGCTGTTGCTATGGAACAAAGGGCGAGAGAGATGGGTAAAACCTCTGAAGCATCAGTCTATAGAAAGTATATCAACTCGATGAAGAAGAAAACTAAAAAAATGGATGAGGCAGCGAATCCTGCACAGCAAGCTGCAATTGCTATAAATATGAAGAAGAGAGGTAAAAAACCTAAAAGTATGAATGAGGGTTCACTCCATAAGTGGTTTAAAGGATCTAAATCCAAAGACGGAAAAGGTGGTTGGGTTAATGTAGTCACAGGTGGAACTTGTGCAAGTGATGAACCTGGTGAAGGAACTCCTAAATGTGTTTCCTCTGCAAAACGTGCCAGCATGTCAAAAGCAGAAAGAATCTCTGCTGCACGTCGTAAGAAAAAAGCAGATCCTGGTCAACAAGCAAAGTCTGGTGCTGCAAAACCAACATATGTATCAACTGATAGTCCAAGAAAGAAAAAAATGAAAGAAAATTATTTTAATTGGAGAGAAGAACTTCAAAGAGATGAGTATGGTGATCCAGTTGGCGGACCAAAAATGTCTAAAAAACAAATAAAGAAGAATCTAGCAGCAAATACTCCTGATAAAGATCATACAACAGATACTGCTGAAGGTATGGCATATGGTCTCTACAAGGGAGATGGTAAACCAAAAGGTGCAATGTCCGCATTTGGAAAGAAGAAAAAAGAAAATCCTTACTCTATTAAAAACAAATTAAAAATGGTAATTAAATCTGTTGCTGAAAAAGAAAGATCAAAAGCAGGTGTAACTAGAGAAGAAGCAGAATATATTGATTTACCATTGCATGTTGAAATACCAGACACTGATAATAAATTCAAACTAGGACTTATGTTCCGTGAAAGTTTGGATATTGATAAAGGTATGCTCTTCATATTTGAAGAAGTTGGTCAACATTCATTCCATATGAAAAATACCCGTATTCCATTAGACGTTGCTTTTGTAAAAGAAGATGGAACGATTGAAAGTATTAAAGAATTAGATCCATATACTACACTACCAGTGTCTTCTGACGGTGAAGTATTATTTGCAATTGAGGCAAATCGTGGTTGGTTTGCAGAAAATAATGTAGAAGTTGGTGATGAAATAGTATTAAGTGAAGTGAAAGACAAGAAAGGAAAGGGTAGTGGTAGTAAGGATGCTTGCTATCATAAAGTCAAGTCACGCTACTCTGTATGGCCAAGTGCATATGCATCTGGTGCTCTAGTTAAGTGTCGTAAAGTTGGTGCTGCAAACTGGGGAAACAGTCGCAAAGAGAGCGTAGATATAAATAATTCCGATGGTCAATTGATTGCAGATGTCACAGACATCGTAGGACCTAATGATCTCAAACCAGTTACCAATGAAAATGGTCAATGGGTGGGGACAAAACAAATCACCGAGGCAAAGAAGTGCTGGCCTGGTTACGAAAAAAAGGGCACGAAGATTATGTTCGGCAAGAGATATAATAATTGCGTTAAAAAAGAAGATTACTCCAATTGGAGAGAAGAATTAAATGTCACAGAAGCATCAGCCGCATGGCAACGAAAAGAAGGAAAGAACAAAGCAGGTGGACTTAATGAAAAAGGCAGAAAAAGTTACGAACGCCAAAATCCTGGATCTGACCTTAAAGCACCTAGCAAGAAAGTTGGAAACCCCCGCAGGGCATCATTCTGTGCTCGAATGAAGGGTATGAAGAAAAAACTAACAAGTTCAAAGACAGCAAATGATCCAGATTCAAGAATCAATAAGTCTTTGAGAAAGTGGAACTGCTGATAAGTCATGAATGATAATGTATACCTTGGCAATCCTAATTTAAAAAAAGCGAATACACAAATTGAGTTTACTCAAGAGAATATTATTGAGTTCTTAAAGTGTAAAGAAGATCCTGTTTATTTTGCAAAGAAGTATATAAAGATTGTTTCTCTTGATGAGGGATTAGTTCCTTTCAATCTATACCCTTTCCAAGAAAAATTAGTTAATAACTTTCATACCAATAGATTTAATATATGTAAGATGCCTCGTCAGACTGGTAAGTCAACGACTGTGGTGTCTTACTTGCTTCATTATGCAGTTTTCAATGATAATGTAAACATTGGTATTCTTGCGAACAAGGCAAAGATTGCGATTGACCTACTAGGTAGATTACAGACAGCATATGAGAATCTTCCAAAGTGGATGCAACAAGGTATCATTGCATGGAATAAAGGATCATTAGAATTAGAAAACGGATCAAAAATATTAGCAGCATCTACATCTGCCTCTGCTGTTCGAGGTATGTCATTCAATATTCTATTCTTGGACGAATTTGCTTTCGTTCCAAATCATGTTGCAGATGATTTCTTTGCATCTGTATATCCCACAATTTCTTCTGGTACACAAACTAAAGTTATAATTGTTTCTACTCCTCGTGGTATGAATCACTTCTATCGTATGTGGCATGATGCAGAAAGAGGTAAAAGTGATTATATTCCAACGGACGTTCATTGGTCTGAAGTACCTGGTCGTGATGCTGTGTGGAAAGAGCAAACGATTGCAAACACATCAGAGCAGCAGTTCAAAGTTGAGTTTGAATGTGAGTTTCTAGGATCTGTTAATACACTTATCAGTCCAGCAAAACTTAAAAACATGGTGTATGAAGCACCAATTATGAAGAATGCAGGATTAGACATTTATGAAAATTCAATACCAGAGCATAATTATCTGATGACAGTTGACGTTGCTCGTGGTTTAGGAAATGATTATTCGGCATTTATTGTTTATGACATAACTAATTTTCCATATAAGGTAGTTGCAAAGTATCGAAACAACGAAATCAAACCAATGTTGTTTCCAAACATCATCTATGATGTGGCAAGAGGATATAATAATTCATTTATATTATGTGAAGTAAATGATATTGGAGATCAAGTTGCAAGTATTCTACACTTTGATTTAGAGTACGATAACGTCTTAATGTGTTCTATGAGAGGTCGTGCAGGTCAGATTGTTGGATCTGGATTCTCTGGAAAGAAATCACAACTTGGTGTTAGAATGACTGCTGCTGTGAAAAAACTTGGTTGTTCAAATTTAAAAACACTATTAGAAGACGATAAACTACTTACTGTTGATTATGAAATCATCTCTGAATTAACAACATTCTCCCAGAAACATAACTCATTTGAGGCAGAAGAGGGATGTAATGATGACCTAGCAATGTGTCTTGTCATATTTGCATGGTTAGTTGCACAAGATTATTTCAAGGAAATGACTGACAATGATGTAAGAAAAAGAATATATGAGGAGCAGAAGAATCAGATCGAACAAGACATGGCACCATTCGGTTTTATCTCTGATGGATTGGATGATGATAGCTTTATAGACAAAAACGGAGAAAGGTGGTATGCTGATGAGTATGGAGATCGTTCTTATATGTGGGACTATTATTAATGATTAGTTTTTTATTTTCAATGGCAGGGTTTTTAAACCTATTATTCTATGTCTTTGCAATTGGTTTTGTTATTTCACTGATACTAGAACAGATTTTAAAGTTCAGACCTTTATCTGTTGATGAATCTATGAATGAAAGAAATATGTACATTGTACAAACAAACAGAAGATATTGTTGGAGACAGGCATGGATAGTTAATATCTATTGGTTTGCATGTAATGTAGGTTTGTATTTTATTTCAAGAAATATGCAATCACCTGTAGATACTTTTTGGAATGGTATGTAATGGAAAACCCTTTGAAACATTGGAAACTTAAACGTTTGCTATCTAAATCATTTCCAAACAAAAAGATCATCATCACCGACAATAAAGACGGATCACAAACTATTAGTATCACATAATGGAACTCACAGATTTAAATGTAAATAACGTACTTGATGAAATACGTCCATATATTGAGGCAGATGGAGGGTATTTGGAGTTTATTGGTATTGACTATACTGATGCAGGTCCAATTGTTATGGTTAAATTATTGGGTGCATGTACCACTTGTGTCATGAGTGCTGCTACCTTAAAACAAGGAGTTGAATCACATCTAAAGGCAAAATGGCCTGAAATAGATCAAGTAATTCAAATCTAATGGATTTAGATGGTCAGGTTGAATTAGAACATTTACTGTTTACAGAGAGAAAGTGTAGAATCTGTGGAGAGGTAAAGAATTTACTTGAAGACTTTTATCTAACACATAAGAATCGAAACTCATTGCCATCTTCTTATGCGTATGAGTGCAAAGTATGTACAATAAAAAGAATTGTAAAGAATAGAAAGAAGAAAAGGATATTTTCTGATTGGGCATATCCAGATTGGTAGTGTTCATGTGATGTTTCCCCGTTGGAAATATACTTTTCAATAAATAATTTCAGAAATAATCTGAGATTCGGAGAGAAAAGATGCCACTAAATTTAGCATCTCCTGGTATTGTAGTAAGAGAGGTTGACCTTACCATTGGTAGAGTTGATACAGCAACTGATAAAGTTGGTGCTATCGTCGCTCCATTTGCGAAAGGACCTGTCAACGAACCAATCCTTGTAGAGAATGAGCAAGACCTGTTAGATAATTTTGGTGAACCATCTGAAACTGACAAACACTTTGAGCACTTCATGGTAGCTCAATCATACTTGGCCTATGGTGGAGTAATGAGCGTTGTCAGAGCAGGTGACGTTGATTTAACAAACGCATATGTAGGTGCTGCAAACAGCATTAGAATAGACAGCACAGAAGATTATAACAATAAAGGTTATGATACAAGCACCATCACAGGTGTTACATTCGCAGCACGAAATCCTGGTTCATGGGGAAATGGACTTAAGGTTGCACTGATCGATAGTAAAGCAGATCAGGTATTAACAGTTGGAGTCAGCACACTTACAGTTGGTGTTGGAGTCACACAGATGGTTCCAGCAAACACAGTTGTAGCAGGTGTTGGAGGAACATCAGTATTAGATGGATACTTTAAAGGAATCGTCACTGGTGTAACAGGAGAAAACATTGAAGTCAAATTTGTTGCTCATGTATCCGCTGCTGGTGTTGAAACTTCAAAAGACTATCAACCAGGTGGAGCATATCAGTTCAGCACAGATGCAACTGGTGGTTTATTAAGTTATGAAGTCACATCAAATGCAGGTGGAGGAAGCACAACCACAGTTTCTGGAGCATCTGATTGGTTTGATCAGCAAACAATTGAGTTATCAAATTCAACAATCAAATGGAACAACATTTCTGATCGTCCAGGTACATCAACCTTCGCATCATCAAGAAGTTCTAGATTTGATGAAGTTCATGTTGTTGTATATGATGATCAGGGTAAAGTTACAGGAAATGCAGGAACAGTTTTAGAGAAGCACTTAAATCTTTCAAAAGCAAAAGATTCTGAATTCTCTGCTGGAACTCCATCATACTGGAGAAAATATCTTTATAATAACTCAACAAACATATTTGGTGGTAGTGCTCCTGCTGGAATTACAACTACTAACTTCCAGTCTGGTAACTTCACTTTTGCATCAGTCAATGGATGGGATCAGAATGCACAAGGTATAAGTTATGCAGGTGCAGGATCTACAACACTTACTT